CCCAGATGCCAACATGTCTCCAGAAGAACTGCGCTCCGTTGAGGATGGTGTTTATTATGTAGATGACCCCAAAGGTCTGACATTCCAGCCTACAATGGACCCTCAGAATGTAAAAGTTCTCATTGAGGGCAAGCAATACATTGACGAGCAGATTCAGGAGGTCACTGGAATTGGACCTGCATTGGCTGGAGAGAGCATTGGAGATGTAACAGCCACAGAGGCTTCTTATGTTTTCCAGAATGCTTCAAATCGCTTGGCCTTGAAATTGGGCTCACTTCAGAATGATTTGATGAAGAATATCGCTGAGATGATGTTCCTATTGGCGAAGCAGACTTTGGAAGAGCCAGTTATTTTCTTTGATACGAATAACAACAACATTTCTATGGAACCTCAGGACTTCATTGGCAATTATAATTGGAAGTGTGAGGGAAGCATTTCACAGGCTAATAAGGCTCTTCAGTTGGCTCAAAACACCGGATTGATAACTCAGATGATTCAGTTGGTTGTGGCTTCACAGAACAGCTCAACTCCTTTGGACTTTAATGCGAATGAGATGATTAATGGATTGATTTCACCATATACTCCAAATCCAGACCTCTCAAGATATGTGTTCCCCAAGCAGATGATGCCGCCTCAAATGCAGGCAATGGGAATGGGAGCAGGTGGTCCAGAACAGCAGGGAGCTCCGGAGCAACAAGGTCCAGATGCAGGAATTCAAGCTCCTGGAATGTCTCCTCAAGGCATTGTAAATACGCCGCAGGGTAGTTCTTTGAATCCACAGGCACAAACCCCGCCCCACATGCCGCATTTAGGTTCTAAAACTGGTGCCGCTTTGGCCCTTAAAACTGCTTAATGGAGAATATAATGGATGAACTAAATGATATTCCTGTAAAAGAAGATATTGAACCAGCTTTGATTGAACTAGTAGCAAGCAATCAGATGGGCAATTTGAGCAAAATTATGGCAAACCTTGCAAACAGTCATTTTAAGACAATGCAATCTAAGGACAAAAAGCCTTATGAGGAAATGCTTGCAGATAAAGAAATTTTGCTATTTTATATGAATTTCACTACTTATCTTAAAAAGAAGGTGGAATCCATTGAAAAACGCAGAGCTGCTGAAATAGCAGAAAAAATAAGTAGGGCTCAAGAAGAGCTCTAGTTTATTGACTACAAAATTATATACAAAAGTATATATATAGAATATAAGTATATATATAGAATATAAATTACCCTTACCGTCAGAGGAGAGAAATTGACAATGGATGACCTAAATGATATCGCAACATCTGCAATGAGTGAATCAGAACCTCAGGCGCAGAGCACGGCAACACCGGAAACAAGTTCTGTTCAGAATACAGAAAAGGCCCCTGAAGCAAGCGGCGTAAAGCCAATGCCTAAGGTTGAAAAGTCTGTAAACACGACTCAGAATAGTAGTCAGCAGCAGAAGCTCTCACGTAGACAGCAGGCCGCAAAAGAAGCCTCTGATTATCGTTTGAAGAGTGAGGCTGAGATTACAAATGCCAATAGAAAGATTCAGGAATATGAAAATAGATTCAAGAGCTTTGAGCCTCTCCTTCCCTTTGTTACTGAAATTCAGAAGCGAATGGAAGAACAGAAGCAGAAAGAAGCCGCTGAACTCTACAATCAGAATCCCCAGCTAGCTATTGACCAGAGAACTCAGGCCATGATTCAGCAGGCCATGGCTCCCTTTTATCAACAGGCTGAATTATCTCAAAGACAGCAAATGACTAGTGATAATTTAAATTACATTAAGCAGTTGGCTGGAAGTGAAGATAATTTCAAGGCCGTTTCACCATACATGAAGCAGATTTTGGACTATGCAATGCAGACAAATCCAGACGATGCTGATAAATTGGCAAGAAATCCTGAGTTTCTATTCCGCTATGCCAGAGATATCATGAGAGAACAGCAAGACAAACAGAATGCTCAGGCACAAAATCAGAAAAACATTGAGAATAAGCAATCCAAGGCAGCAATGGCGAAATTTAATGGTGGAATAAGCAGACCCAATAAATCCGTCAAAATCAACACCACTCCAACACGAGAAACTGCCAAACAGGATGCTTATGACTTTATCAAGCAAATCACTGGACAATCCAGATAATAAAATCTAAATAGGAGAAAAATCAATGAGCTACTTACCTTCCGGAACTAACTACCCTACACAGCAGTCAAATGTGTTTCCGGGTATCTTGAACAATGGCAATGACTTTGTGGCAACTTTTTACAACAAAGCTGGAGACCTAACGGTTTCTGGTGTTTCTGCCAACATCGTCACCAGCCGCCAGAATGTCAACTACTCAGGAGCTTCCAATATCGTTCTCGTCATTGGAGCTCAGGAGCAGGAATTGCAGAACCCCACTGTTGGCAACGCAATTGGATTCACGCCTCAGGAGTTTACGGTCATAGACATGTTTGGTGGAGCAGGTGGAGCAAATATCATTGTTTCTGGTGCAGCAACTGCAAGCGGAACTAACTCGCTAGTCAGAATCAATGGTTCTCTAACCAGCACAGCCGTAAACTCAGCCTATGGCACTGCAAAATATGTAAACATCTCAGGAAACGTTTGGCAGAAGCTCTAATAATCTGTCAATCACCTAAAATAATTTAAAGGAGAAATATCATGGCCGTATCTACGACAGGCAATAACGGGGGTTTATCCCCACTTCAGATTTTCTATAGAGAGGAATTGCTACCAAACCTAGTAGCAAACTTGGTCTATGGAAATCTAATTGACCGTACTGGTCTTCCAGACGGAAAAGGACGTTCAGTAAGCTGGATTATCCCAGGCCTACAGCCTCAGAACGGAACGGTTCTAGCTGAAGGTATCCCAGTTACACCCGGACCCACAACTGAGGCAACCGTTACCGCTCAGATTCAGGAATATGGTAACGTTTTCGCTGCCTCTTCACTTTTGTACAAAACATCAGTAGTTGATGCATTTAAGTATCTCTCAAACCAGACAGAGCAGGCTGGTGGATATGCCTATGATTTCTTGGCACGTCAGGAAATCTTCAATCCAGCCCAGACGACCTTTGGTGTAAACCAGTTCGCTGCTAACCAGAGAGGTTCTGTAAACGCAATCACGTCAACTGACATTTTGACGCTTAATGAAGTTCGTTTCGCTAAGTTCTTCTTGAAGCAGAACAATGTCAAGCCAAGAATGAAGAATCTTCACGTTGGTGTTGTCACTGTTGGTCAGGCATATGACCTTCAGAATAGCAATGCTGGCGGCGGCTTCTTGGATATCGCTAAGCAGTCTCCCTTCATTGAAGACATCAAAAAGACAATTGGAAATGGCTTTGATGGTGACATGGAAGCATTGGGTTCATACGGTGGAATGGCTCTCTTCAGCACTTCACTAAACCCAGTCTTGGCAAACAGCAACGGCGTAAACGTCCACTACTCTGCATATTGGGGTAAGGATTCAATCGCTGGTGTTAAGATTGATGGCGAGGATAATGAGTTTGAAGTATTCACCAAGACCGCAAGCAAGGATGGTGCATACGACGTAATCAACATGATTCCTCTCGCCATGGGCTATAAGGCTACTTTGGCATTCAAGAATCTAAGCCAGGATTACACAAATGTCCAAAATCAAAGAAGTGTCCAGGTTCTGTCCGCATCCTCAATGTTCTAACATTTACAAGGCTTTTTCAGATTTTAGATGTTAAAATAAATTCTTGGAGTAGTACAGAAATTTGATATACTTGTGGGTAGGTAGAGGCAAAACAACCTTTGCCTACCCACTTTCTTTAAAAGGAGATATCAAATGAGAACGTACACCCCAGAACAGAGAGAAGCAAAAAGACAATATGATAAAGAAAATTCAAGAAAATGGAGATTAAATAATCCAGAAGAAGCCAAAAAAAGAAGAAAAGAAAATTATCTCAAAAATAAAGAGAAAATTCTTCAGCAGGGCAAGGATTATTATAATAACAATAAAGAGAAATATAGATTGAAGCATAAGAAGTGGAATGAGGCCAATCCCAATAAAAGAAGAGAATATCAATTAGCCAAATATGGATTAACTCTTCAAGATTATGAGAAAATGTTTGAGCAACAAAAAGGATTATGTTATACCTGCCATAATCCAGAGACGAAAATGAGTAATGGAAAAGTAATTAAACTTTCTGTTGACCATAACCATACAACTGGGAAAGTAAGAAAGCTTCTTTGTTATTCATGTAATCTAACGATTGGTAAAATCCAAGAAAACATTGAAACATTAAAAAACTTCATTAAATATCTTGAAGAGAACTAGTTTGAAAAGGAACAATCATGGCATCAGCAGCATCTAGAAATAAAAAGATTGCAAGCAAAATTGGGGCCGGAAACTCTCCACAAAAGGCTGTTGGCTCTCTGGGTTCTACTGCCATTGATAGCATCAAATACAAACCTGATGATGAAGATTTGATTATTAAATTCGTCAATGGTGGAAATTATGAATATTATGATGTTCCAGAAGAGGTCGCAGATGACTTTGAAGAAGCAGGTTCTTTAGGAAAGTTTTTCAATAACAATATCAAGCCAAGTTACAGATATAATAGGAGATAGACTATGCCACTCATAGAAGGATACAGCAATGCTTCTAGAAATATGAACATTGCAAAAGAGATTAAGGCCGGAAAGTCACCAGCACAAGCCGCAGCCATTGGGTATTCTGTGCAGAGAGAAAATGAAAAGAAACACGATAAACCAATTACCTCTAAGGAGAAATAAAATGGCAGAAGAATACATGAAACACCCAGAAACTGAGCATGAGATGCACGAATCAGCTCACGAAGAGAGAAAAGAAATGCTGGAGGAAGCACTTGAACATGCCAAAGAGCATGGACCTGAGCATCACGAAGAAATTCTCCAGTCTCTCTATGATGAAGCTTGCGAGTATGACCCACATGCTGAATCTGAACTAGAAGACGAAGAGGATGAAGAAGAAATGGCTGAAGAGCTTTCGCATGAAGAAGAAGACGAGCGTGAGGCCAAGGACGAGAAAGAACACTACGATGAAAAGAAAGAGGAAGGCTCTGAGGAAAAAGAGTCTGACATGGACAAAATCATGAAGTATGCAGCTTCAAGAAAGAAATAACTCATTATAGGAGACAGACTGTGGAACTACGCTATAAGCCAAGGCCAACCCGTAAGTTAGGCGAGATTGTTGAATCTGATTTGATAACTGCCCAAGAAAAGTTCATCAATGGACAAATTGGCGGTTATTATACGATGGCAGATGAATTGGCTTATTTCAGAGTTGCTGGGGAAAAGACACAAGTAACTGTGGATGAATTTGAACGCATGCTCAAGAAAGAGGTTCATCCGCAGTTCTTTGTCATATTCAATCCTCATGTAACCAAAAATCACATGGTTGAAGGCCACAATATTGGATTCTATGTTCCTGAGCATGGTGGATTTGTTCCATTGTGCCGTGTTGGAAGAAGCGGACAGAACATCATTCCTGCCAATTCTCAGGGAAGCAAAGAGAAATATATTGGAGCCAAATCTTTAAGAGAAAAAGAAAAAGTAGTTATTATGCGTGGCTATGTGGCAGCAAGAGAGTTTTGTAAGCAGTTTATATTTGATGCGGTGAAGACGGGTGGTATTCATCGTTCCAGAATCATCAAATCGTCTGAGTATATGGTTTTCAAAGATTTGAAATCCAACCTTGGTGGAGACAAAGTTGTTGAAGCTATGTTCAGAGAGGCCAAGAAACTCAGAGATGATGAGGCTGATAGAATGATTGAAGCTGCCAGAGCAAAAGAAGCTAGATTGAGAGAACTCACAAAAGCCGCTGCTGTTGAATATGATGGTTTGACAAAAGAAGAGAACAAAGACATTTCCATTAAAACAAAGGAAGAAATAAAAGAAGAGGTAACAACCAATGGCGCTCTATAATCTTGGACAAATTAAATCTCAGATAGCCCAATATGCAGGCGTAAGAAATACATTGGGTCAATATGGCTTTGATGATAGCACCTTTCCTACAGAAGATTTGACAAACAATATTGTCAACGACAGTTTCAGAGAAATCTGTGGAGAGTGGGATTACACATTCCTGGAGACAACTAGGTCATATCCTTTTTATCATGTTATCTCTGGAGTTCAAAGCATCACAGGTATTGCCTCTGGAACCTATATTGGTGGACCATTTTTCCAAAGCGGAGTATCTGTAACTCCTTATCCCAATGATGTATTGAACTTTGCTTGGACTGCTGAAAACAGTGTTGATGATGTAACTAATCATTTTTCTGGAGTTCATTGTTTAATTACAGTTGCCCCCGGTATTAATGTTGGGGGTGTCATGATATCTGGAGACATAACATACAATAACTGGAGCGGGGTTGGATATAATTATCAATTAAGCAACGATATTGATAAATTCTATGTTCCTGGTGTGTTTATTCCCCATTCTAATAATGGATTATCTGCAAATGGTATTCTTGTAAAAAATATTGACTATGAAGACATGGTGAGAATATTTCCAATTGGAACAATTCAAGCTTCAGGAACTCCTATTTATTTCTCTGAGGCTCCTGGATTAAGTCCCAATATTAATGGAAAATCAATCGTGTTTGGACCCACTCCGGTTACTTCACAATATTCTGGAAACAACTTCATTACTTTTTATAAGAAAAAGCATGTTGATTTGGTTGATGACAATGATGTTCAGAGTGTAATTCCTGATATGTGGCAGAATGCGGTAATCAAATTAGCCACGGCCAAGGTGTTTCAGATTGCGGACCCTTCAAGAGCGGATGCAACTTTAAGAGAAGCTTCAGGATTGATTAGAAGCATGAAGCTCTGGGATGCCAAACAACCAAGTAAGGTTCGTAGATTTAGAGATTCAACATATGACACCAACTCTAGCTTTATATTTGACAACTCAAGCTGGTTTACTTTGGGCGGTTCAGGCCGTTAATTAACTTTAAAATAAGAATTTACGAGGGAATCAAATGCCTCCTAGACCAATAGACAAAAACGTCATATTGAACTTCGCCTCTAAAATGGATGATAGAACAAACAACGAAATTATGGACTTAGCTCCTAATGACGTTGGCATGGAAATGGTTCATCTTGAGAATGGCGATTTATTCTATACCAAGGCGCTGACTATTCGCCAGGGTGTAAAGGATATTTCTCATGGCATCATTGGGGCCACGGGTGCGCCATCTATTCTTTATAATCTACAATCAAATGTTCCTTCTGGCACAACTGAAACATTGGTGGGTCAGCTTAGCCATACAGTAGCTGGATTTCCTCCAGTCCTTGACTACTATGGTTTGATAATCATTCCTACAGGCGATACTAATATTTATTCTGGAACAATGACTGTAAGAGGAACTTCTCCAACGCCTTTTGTTGGAGATGATTTAAAGCTTACAATGCGTTTGGTTAAATTGGACCAGGCAGCTTTTCCAGCATCCGGCATTTCTTTTATGTCCGGAACTTCTGCATCTCCAAAGAACGTTCTTCATGACATTGCTTTGAGCGGAAATGCAAATCAGCCGCCATTTCCACAATACAATCCTTCTACTCTATTTGTTAATCAGATTCCCACTCCGCTTGCCATTGCAGGTCCTACAATTTTCAATGTTGGAACCTATAATCCAAGCGGTGGTAATTTCTATACTGATTTCGTAGAGGTTCCATATAAGTTCAATGCCCCCTATTTGATGACTTCTGGAAATGTCTACTTCCTTCAGAATTTCATTGAGACAATACCAAACAACAAGCCAGCTCGTGCTTTTGAAATAAAAACAATAAGTCAGTTCTCTAATGATTTTTATCCTAATCTGAGTTTGGCTCAGACATTCTTTTTCACTGGTCCACCCGCACAGATTGATGCAGTAAGATGGAATACTGTTCCCAAGCAATGGTTAGAGGGCGATATCTACAAATACAATGAAGCAAACTATATGCTCATTGATAACCCAACAGCTTCCTATGATTACTCCGCCCCTCTATTCTCTGGAACATATTTGTCTTCTCCGGATGTTCCCTTTGAATTCCAAAAACCAACTCCAATTCCATTTAAGCCATTTAATGGATTGACCACCGTTCCTACTGTATCAACTACATCAACGGAGTTTGGACAAATTATAACCATTCCATCTGGCGAACATGCCATTTATGGAGCGTATTTCTATGCTAACACCTTCTCTGGCTTCACTACGAGTGGTGCTACCATAAACAACTATACCAGAAATAAGACTAACTACAATCCAAACAACTACAATGTTGGATACTATTCAAAACTATACCAAATTAATGCTGCTTCAGGAACCATGTCAGGCAACACTTATACGACTACTTCCTTGACTCCGTTGGCATTTTTCTCTGGTAGCCACATATTCAATACTTCAATTGACCAGCCGTCTTCAAACATTCAAGACCCCAACTATAATCTTGAAAGACTATATGCATTCTATAACATTCCAGCTGTTGTAAATGTGACGAGTGGAACGGATTTCTTGCTTTCATTTGGATTTTATGACATCGCAACTGGCAACGCTCTAACAGATTACGCCAATTACTCTTCAGACCCATACTGGTATTTTCTATCCCCAATGAAAATTGGAATGGAGAACAATATCTTTTCTGGGTCATTTGTCTATAACAAGAATTTGGATGGAAAGACATTCCAGCAGTTGAATAGCAACGCTGGTGGTGGTCCCGCAAAAGATTTAACCTGTGGACTTATATCAGTTCCTAGTGGAAATGCCGTGACTTCAATCTATGATTATCGTGTTGGTGATAATAGAAGTCAGAGAGTCATGTTGACTGAAAGAAACGAAATGCGCTTCTTTGAACTGGGAGACCCAACTAATCAAACAACCATTTTCTCTGGCGGAGCTATTGGAGACAATTTCAAATGGCAGCACAGTACCTTCCAGAATCTATTGATTTCACATCAATACTCTCAGATTTCAGGAGTTGTTTGGGACCAGATTTATAGCAATCCTTCAGGAAATTGGACTCAGCTACATGGATTGAGACCAGTGTTTTCTGGAGCAGGACACGTGCTTCCAAGTGGCTCTATTCCAAGCGGAGCTACTGTTTTTCCAACCAATCCAAATTTTGACATTGTATTGGGAACAAGCATTTTAACTGGTGGAATTCGTTCATCAGAAGTTCTTACCATATCTGGAACAAACTTTGCCTCCGGTAGCAATTCAGTTCAATTGTTTGGTGTAGCAAGCTCATCTAATGATGCTACTTTCCCATACGATATTTATCATGTATCAGGTGTTGCTGCATCTGGCCAGTCTCAGTATAAGTTTGATGTATTCAGTAATGGAACTTATGTTTTCACCACTCAGAATAGTGGAATTACATATTTTGCTGCTGACCTATGCGATAGTAATGGCAATCCATATCCAAATCCACTGCCAAATAACAACACCTGGAATCTTGTGCCGCCATACTATTCAGGCGCAGGCACAACTCCGGGTTCCGGCGTGTTTATCTTTGATATTAACTATTCTGGCATCAATGCGCAGCAAGTTCCTAACATAATCAATAATGGTCAAACCTATTTGTTGAATCAGATTGATGTACCAAAATTCAAAAAGACTTTGGTTTGGAATAATCTATTGCTTGGAATTGGTGACCCAAATAATCCAAGTAGAATTTGGTTCAGTCAGATTGGGGCTCCAGAGATTTTTGGTAGCGTTGGCGATATCAATTATGGATTCTATGATGTTGACCCTGATAATGGTCAGGTCATTACTGGTATTGAGAATTACAAGGGCTATTTGATAATTTTCAAAGAAAACTCAACCTATAGCGCTCAGTATACTTCAACCGCTGGAAATCCAATGGTTATTCAGCAGATTGACCCCAACAAGGGTAATTTGGGTATTTTCGCCACAGTCTCAACACCTTATGGAGTATTTGGACTTTCTCAGTATGGTCCGGTGCTTGCAACTTATTATGGTTGCGAAACTATTGGTGATGAAATTCTTCCTTATTATCAGAGCCTTTCACATAGGGATTTGATTTTCTCTGTAGCTATTCACGATACGGCCCGCCAGCAGATATATTGGTCCACGACTAATTCTGAAGAAATCCAGGATAGCCAGACTGGTTTGGTATATTCATATGCATTGAAGGCTTGGAATATCAGACGCAATGGTATATGGAACTGTGCTGGAACAATTGGCGATGCTGATAACTTCGCATTGTTATATGTTGGTGATACATTGGGTCAAATTAAACAAATTAACTCAGGAGTTTATTCTGATGACATTTTGTTCATTGATGTGGATGGTATTCAATTCAACAAATCAGTGACATTGGAATTTGAGACTCCTTGGATGAATTTTGGTGGAAATTCACAGGACCTAAAACAGGCCAAGTCTTTGCGTGTGAACTGCGAAAATTCAGACCAAACCTTGAAAATTGATGTTTATTATGACCAGAATGACACGGCTCCAGCCTATAGTCGCTATTTGGATATGAGCCAGCCTGTCAATAATAGGGTTGTTTCGTTGGCAGGAGTGTTCAGAACAATGAAACTTGTTGTGAGCTCGTTTGGAAGAGCGGACAAGGTTAAGATAAATTCAATGATGTTAACTTATATGAATAGAGGCCAAAATACCAATATTTCATAAACAGTTTATTAATTTGAATAATTTATACATATCTAATACTATAAGGATATCCAGATGGCCCTACTATCGCTTTTTCCAAACGAAACTCAGAAAAATCAGGAAATCCAGAATCAGCAGACCTATGTGGCTTTGCAGAGCATTCAAAAGTGGTCCAATGTCATATTAACCCAGCAAGATGTTGATTATGAACAGACCAATACTTCCAATAATGCTCAAAGCAATGACTTCTCTACTAGTTCTACGAATTTTGTTACATTGCCAAATTTGACATTCAACTTCACACCTAAGAATACTTTGTGTGATGTCTCCTTCAATTTAACTTTGAAGGGAAAGGGCAGTGTGGCCATTATTGTAAATGGACAACTGCTTACACAGATTCCATTTGATTTTGCAACTTTTAGTCAATTGGTGTTTGTCAAAAAGATTAGGTTTTCTTTGTCAAACAATAAGATAAATCTTGCCATAAAAGCAACAACTGGCTCAGTAATATTGGCATGTAGCAAATCAACCCCCTGCTATAACAATATGCAGATAATTGACCTTAACTCGTAATAGGAAAATATTATGACATTTGACCAGATTACACATACTCACTTTTATTTAGAGACTAAAGGAAAGATTGAGCCAAAGTTTGAAGTTCACATTAATCCAAATACGCAATTGTTTTATAAAAGCGACAATGTTTATTATGCCATTACTTTTATTGATTCAAAAACAATATATTTGAATTTGGTCATAGGTAAAAACAAGGACACGGCATCTGGATTAAGAAATTTCATCAAATGGGCTAAGATGGCAGGTGTTGAACATATTATATTTGGAACATGCGAGGATAGTCCTACGCTTTCTTTATATAAATATATGCGAGCTCAGTTTTTAAGAAAGATTAATAACTTTTTTATAGATGGGGGCAATTATGTGGAATATGTTCTTCATCTTAATGAAACAAATAGATTTAAATAAAGGAGAATAATCATGGCTGTAGCTAATACCAATCAATATCCCACTTCTCCGGCAGGCACAAACATTGCTTGGTGGAATGACCCTAATATTCCTAATGGTGGAAGTCCAGATATCTGGGGTGGTAGGATATTTCAAAAAATTAATGATTATAATAAATTATATAATCAAGGACAGGCTAAATCAAATCCAACATTTATTCCACAGGCTCCATTTGGAAATCCAACAGTAAATAGCTCACAAGAAGATGCATTAAGAGCATCATATTTAAATTCATTAAAACCAAATTATGGATTCACCTTTGCGGGTCAATCCAATCCAAATTCATTTAGTGCCGTTCCTGGCGCTAAGAAATAAAGGAGAATAACAATGAGTGGTCCTTCAGTTTCAATGCCAGCAATGCCTCAGAGCAGAGCATTCTTAACAGACCCAAGCAAGTATAAAGCATTTGATACTTCTGGGTTATCACAATCAGCTATTGCCAATTCAAATCAGGCTGGTGGTAATCAGATAGCACAGGCTAAAGCTCAGGCAGCAGGAATGGGTGGTGGAAGAGGTTCTGCTATTCAAAATAATGTTGGAGCTATTCAGGCTGGATTAGGCCAGAATGCTCAGAATATTTTTAATCAGAATGCTATGAAGAGCTTTGAACAACAGCTTGGACAGATGCAGAATCAGAATCAGTTCAATCTTGGTCAACAGGGTCTTGAGAATCAGTTATATATGAACCAAGCCAATCTTCAACAGGGAGCGGCTAAGGCACCTTATGAGAATTTTGCAAATCTTGCAAAAGGTGGCAAAGATGCGGCAGCTTTGGCGTCACTATTCTAAAATTAAAGAGGAATAAATGGCTAACAAATTGGACTTAAATAAGCAAAAGAAAACCGCCATAGCACAAGGACAACCTTCTGGTGCTGAATCTGCTGTTGGTTCCACATTGAATGGACAGGATTCTGCTCCTCAGGCCAGTGTTGATGCTGCCAAAAACATTCAAGCAAATAAGCAGCTGAATGAATCTGATGATTTAACTCCTCCTGAATTGCCTGAAATTTCAGGAGATGATGGATTGGCTGATTCGTATACAAAAGCCCTAAAACCAGCTCCAAATCCATTATCAAAAACTGCTTCAGAATTGGTTCAAGCACCAGTAAATGCAATTAAGTCAGGAAATCCCTTTTCAGTCGTAGGAGGTATTTTAAATGCTATCTCGCCTGAAACTCCAAAATTGACTAAAGATAATCTTCCTGATATTGATGAAAATGGAGAACAGAGAACAATCAAGGCCACTGATAATCCGGATTCGCTTGTGGGAATGACGACTGGCTATATTAATTCATTGCCAATTTTCAATAAGACCACTGGATTTATTGAAAAGCTTTTGGGTATTGCTCCTGAGGGAAATCAAAGCAACCCAGCCAAATCCAATTTGTTTACTGGGGAAAATCAAGCCAAGACAAGTTGGGATGATGCAGCAAATCAAGCTTATGATGATTGGCAGAATTCATTGAAGATTGCTCCTTTCAGTGATATAGGTGCAAATATTGCATCTGCTAAAAAGGCAAAGTTTGACCAGATAATGACCAATAGAAACACTGAATTAGGAGCCAAGCAGCAAATTGGCATTGGAACTCCTGAAGAGAGTTCTGCATTTAAAAAGGCCGCACAGAACAGTCAGGCCATTGCAGATGCCACAGATAATCTTAAGGATGCCGTTCTTAGCAAGAATCCTCAGAGAATTTCTTCTGCTTTAGCTCAAGGCATATCGCTTGGCATTGTGACAGACCCAAATGTATTAAATGCTTCTTCTCAGGGCAAGTTGCTAGAATATATCACAAGCGCTCAACCAGTTGCTGTTTCTAAAATCATAAATGGCACAATCAAAGAAGCGGTCAGAAATGCAAAAATCAAATCTGGAGAAACTCATAGAATTGGGGACCAGATTTTGCCCGGAGACACAGACACTGCATCTAAATTCTTTAAGGGATACAGTGACCCAAATTATGGAATTGATGTTGAAGGTGTTTCAAATGCCGCTGATAAATTGGGCGAAGATTCCACAGATGAACAGGGAAATGTAACTCCAAGCTTTGAAAAACAAAGACAGGGTCAAATCAAGAATATTGGACAGCAAAGCGGAGAAGCTGAATCTGGAGAAACAATGGCTAAAATTGCAGCACTAGCTAATAGTCTTGCTCCTGATGCGAAAAAAGCTTTTCTTGATGTTGTTGGTCACTATACTGGCGGAAAAACACCATCTGCTGGGGAAAAACCTTCCAGTGCCCCTAAACAAGAGAAAAGCAAAGTGAAGAAGTGGAATCCGTCTACGAATAAGTTTGAATAAAGGATAATTATGGCTAATTTTACTGACCCATCTTCAGATGTATCTAGTCTTACTTCTTTGGGCTCTCCTGAAGAACAGGCTAAATATTTATCTAATAAATATGGGAACTCTATAGACATTCAAATGGATGAAAACGGAGCTGTTCATGCTTCCAATAAGAAGGGAGACATATTTGAAATTCCCGCTCCAAAGAAATCATTGATGGATACTGTTTTTTCATCTATTGGACAGGCGGCTCAACCTTTGCCTGGAGTTGGAACTGAAGAAGCCAACGAAGTTGGAAAAAAAGCTCTGAACTATGCTCCGGCAATTGCTTCAACCGCATTGGCTCTTAGTTCAGAAGGTGCCTCTACTATTCCACAATTCTTGGCACAAATGGCCCTACAGGGTGGAGTTCAAGGAGCTACAAAAGCAGCAGTTAATAAAATTCAGGGCAACCCGGCACTTCAAAATGTTGGTACGGAATCTGCCATAGGAGCATCTGGGCCTATGCTTGGGGGCATCTTTGGTAAACTAGCTAAAGCCATGGTTCCAGCTGAAGAGGCGACAGCACCTACAGCGGCAAAGGCTCTGGCAGATGCATTGGAAAAAAGTAACACTACTGTGACAAAGACTGGAACCAAAATACTTCCTAAGCTTTTGGGTGGAGTTCAACTGGGCAATGAAGCGGCAACAACTGTTCCTTCTTTTGTTCCTCCGGTCGTTCAAGAAGAAATACGCAAAATTGCTGAAGGTATCAGAGCTCCGGGAAGTCTCACCAAAGAAGAACTTGGAAAAGATTTGTATAACAGTCTTCCAATTTACAAACAAAGAATGGCTGACGAAATTCAGGCACTTGCTAATCAGTCTCCAAAAGCGGTTCAAGAATCAATATTGCTTCAGAGGGCCACTGGTGGAAACAACTTTGTAACAGATGCTGCGAAACTTTTACAACAAGGAAATGAGGTTGCTCCCAAAGCAATAGGAGCGCCAGGAACTACGGCAGCTCTATTATTGAAAGCTTTGGGTTCCGGACTTGTAAACAATGGCTTAACTGGAACTCAAGGAACCGCTCAGACACGCTGATTTTTTCTATGATTATACAGCAGGTTAATATACATATATAGAACTACGGGAAGTATGGAAATAGCTTCACAGATTAAGGCTAAACGAATGCTGTGTAGAGCAAAAGACATTAATGCGGTGGCTATGAGAAAACAACCAAAAATGGATTTGGTCAAAGCCTCAAATAGTGTATATCCTAGAGACAAGACACAATATCCTAAGAGCAATAAAACAAGAAGTTCAATCATGGTATCCTCCAAAGTAAGTCAGTGAGTATCTATAGTAGTAGTATAATATAAAATTTTGGCTTTGTCAACACAAAAGTGAGGTATTTATGGGAAACGTATTTCCAAATCCAGCAGCTACACTATCCAGCGTAAAACCATGTCTATTGATTTTGCCTAATGGAAAAGACATTAATGGGGTTCAGGTTATGGACCCAAGTGCAGTATTAAGCAGTGTTCAGTTTATGTTAGCCGTCAACTCTAATGGCGATGCGTTAAAATAATAGGAGAATTCAATGGGAAACATTTTTCCAAATCCAGCATCTGTAATAAGCTCTACTACTCCGGTCCTTTTGGTAGATGCCTCCGGTAATGCCATTAACTCATTTGGCAGCGCTTCTGGTACTGTCGCAGGTCCTGGCAGCTCAACTACTAATGCTATTTCGCTTTTTGCAGATACCACAGGACAGGTTCTAAAGAATTCAGCCATTTTAGTTAATGAGTCTGTTGCGGGCACTTCTGCTGTTTCTTCTATAAACAACATTAATGTGACCTCTAGCGGAAGTTCTACTGTTTTGGCATCCGGAACCGCTACTTTTGGCTCTACTAATGGAAATACAACTATTAGAGCTCTTGCAGATATCAATCTAAATTCTGGCTTTGTTGCGGCTTCTGGAAATGTGAATATCAATGGAAGTGCTGGATTTGTTAAAACTTCTTTGGATATTGCCCCAGCCACCTCTGGAACAAATCGTGTTGGAACTTCTGATGCGCCTTTTGCCTCAACCTTCAGCCAGCAATATGGAACTCCTCTGATTTCCGGTGTTGGTGGAAATGTCTCAGTCAATTGGAATTTGGGAACATCTCAGATTCTAAATTTCAACAATATTGCATCTGGAACTTACACTGTTGGTTTGTCAAATGGTATCCCAGGCTCAGCTTATGTATTAAAAACTATTCAAAATGCTTCTGGAACTGTTTCTCTAGCTTGGTCTGGAACACAGGTTTCATGGCAGGGTGGAGTTTCTGGAACAATGACTGCTACAAGTGGAACTGCTGACCTATTCTCCTTCTGGTATGACGGAAACAAATACTTGGGCACATTCTCCAACAACTATATTTAATAAGCAGGTGAACTATGCCTAATTTTTCTGTTATCATGGTTAAGAATCCAAAGACTGCATCTGGTGGAGTTCTTTCATCTGTTGGAATTGATTATATAAACTCATTTTCAGTTAGCGGTACTTATACGCTTTTTACTCCACCTGTTATATTTCCAGTTACATATCTAGTTTGTGGTGGTGGTGGAAGTGGTGGCAAAAGAGTTGGTGGTGGTGGCGGCGGTGGCGGCGTAAAAACTGGCAGTAATCTAGTTTTGTCAGGTTCATCTGCTTATCCAGTCATTGTTGGAATAGGGGCTTCTGGTGTTTATGGGCAATCCGGAGTTCCTGTACAAGGTCTCAATGGTAGTGGTTCATCTTTCGCTGGATTCTCTGTTTTGGGTGGTGGCGGCGGCGGGGCTTATGACTCCTTCTTTGGAGCAAGCGGAGCAAGCGGTGGCGGTGGTGCCGGATATTCCCATGTAACTCCAGGAAGTGGAACTGCTGGCCAAGGCTTTGATGGCGGATTTGGTGTAAACGGAGCAGCTGGCGGCGGTGGTGGCGGAGCTCAAGCCGGATTTATTGGAGACTTGGCCAATGGCATTGGAGGAGCTGGTGGTTCTGGAATCATTTCTAGTATCACTGGAGTTCCTTTAGATTACGGTTCTGGTGGCGGCGGCTCAGCCAACGTTGCTGGAGGTGCGGCTGGGGGTCCGGGAGCCGGAGCTGGAGATACTGGAGATAATTATCCAACTCCTTCTCCAAGCGGTTCCGCTAGAGGCGGTGGAAGCGGCGGATGTAGAACAATTGCAGACCTTCAGGGACAATCAGGTAATGGTGCACCCGGAATTATCATCGTAAGATATACTCCATATAAATCTTAAGAGGCCAACATGAGCTATCCAGCAGATATGAAACTTTGCATAAATTCAGAGCCCCATCAATATGATAACTATCTTGTATGCGTAAAATGCCATAAAACTGTAGATGAAATCTGGGAAGTCGCTGTTCCAGTAAAATAGGAGAAATCATGGGAAATATATTTCCAAACAAAGCAGCAGTAATAAGCTCTACTACTCCGGTCCTTTTGGTAGATGCCTCTGGTAATGCTGTTAATTTCATGCCAACATCTGGAACGGGAACCGTTGTGGGACCTGCTGGACCAGTTGATGATAATTCAATTGTATTATTTGATGGAACCTCTGGAGCATTGATTAAAGAAGGACCAGCTATATTAATTGGCAATGGAAATATTGAATTTCAACAGTCAAATGCCACTCCTTTCACTGATGTTGATTTTAACACTGATTCATTTAGAGTTACGAATTCTAGTGGCATTGATATTTTCCAATCTAATAATTCAGCTCTCAATGTATATGGCTACAATTCGTCTCTGTCTCAGCAATACGGAAGAATGGTGCTGCAAGATAGTGCCTCAGACATCTATGGGTATGATTCCAATACTGGATTCTCTATTCAAAGAATTCATACAGACAATCAACAATTTCAAACATACGGTTTTGACCAAACAAATCAAAATCAATTTAATTTAATAAATTCAAATTATAATCAAGTTGATTTGAATGGTTATGACCCTTCTGCCAATGTCAGCATTACTCGTCAGACTATAAGCAATACTAATTATGCATTAAACTTCTATCCTGCATCTGGAGTATTTTTCACATCTGTAGAACTTCAGTCAAACCAATTTGAAGTATTTGGCCGGGACCCTAACAATGGATTTACCTTTAATTTTATTCAGCAAGACAATAGTGAGTTTATGGTTGGCGGAAGAAACTTCACTGATGGAAATACATTTAGCCGTCTATTGTTAGAGGACAACACTATTCAATTGTCTGATTATGTTCAAGGAGTAGGTTCTCAGGCAGTTATTAATGGTAATAGAACATATATGCAGATGAATGCAGATGGTTGGCAGTTTTCTGGAGATGTTTTTCCGGACGCTTCAGGAAGCCACAATATTGGAATCCAGGGAGCGGCCATTCAGCCATTCTCAGGAGTTGTTGCTCAAAGCTTCATTACTCAATCGCCCAATGGAACTTATTGGAGATTGGCCGTAAGTGACATTGGAGTTATAACGGCGGTTCCTTACTAATGAATAAATACGTCATACTTCTTGATGATATTTTGGTGGACTTTTTAAAGGACATCAAAAGTCTCAGATATCAACTCGTATTGGGAGCATTTGGGCTTAATCTATATTTATTTAATAATAACGCCCCAGCCAGTGTTATGATAACAGCCCTGGGCTTACTCACATTGGTTTATGGATTGTATTTTCAAAGTAAGCGTCATCAGGCTGAATTAGAAGCAAAACAAGCGGCTGAAGACATGGACCCAAGCACTGAAAGGAATCCAGACTTATGAAGGAACATGCAGCAATAATTTTAGCAATTCTATTGGGAGCATCCATTTGCGTTAATGGGATGTTTGCTTTTACAATACATAAATTGGCCCAAAAGCCAATAGTCATCATAACAGGTAATCAGGGCTTCTAAATCAGGGTAAGAGGAGTTGTTATGAATCTGTTTTCATTTCTAGGAGAATACCATGCCTACAACTTGGATAAAACTTTTAAAGCAAAATTTTCAATCAATTCTGGAGCTGCTAACAAAAAGAGCAGTAGACGTTTACGTACAGTTAAAACTAAACGGACATCTAAAGATAAATAATTTTGTTTATCTAACAGCTGCGATTATCATTGCTTTATTGGTTTATGAATTAGCTAAATAAGTCAAAATAGAAAAGGTGAACACTATGAATAAATACTGGATAGGATTAGGCGTTGTTCTTTTGGCTATCTTTTTGATTTATCCAAGCTGCAAGCCAATTCCAGCAAAGATAGATTTTTTAAAGAAAGTTGCCGCAACAGAAGAAACCAAAAAAATAGTTCCAGACGCAAAAGCAGAAACAGTTATCAAATACCCAGAACCAGTTATAGGAAAAACCCCAGTTATCAAAGTGGTGGAGAGAGCCAATGGAGACCTCATCCAAGTCACTACATATAAATCAGCTTATGGGCTATTTAAAGGAATTGGATTGTTTGCTGGTGCAGATTTGCTTGGCGGGAATTATGGGCTTAGCCTTGGGACTCTTTATTATGACCGCTTTTGTCTGGATGCTTTGGCAGGAATTAAGTCAGGCGGAATTGGGTTAAGTGCACAAATATTGAACAATACAAGCGTTGGTGTTTCTTATACTTACGAATATGATAATTTGCTTCCTAGCCCCGGTTTATACGTAAAATTGAGCTTTTAAGACGGCAGGGCCAACAGACTATTATCGTTGATTGTAGAGCCTGCTAGAGGCCAAAATACCCCGGTTTCAACGCACTTGCCTGAATTGTCAACAGCTAGAAATAGCCTTTTGTAAACTAATCCAAATATCTAAATCAATCTTAGCAAAAGCGCTCTGATGAAGAGAATAAACTCTTTCAAAGCTTTGGCGTTGACCTTGGAAGTTATCTAATTCTTTGTAAGGATGGGAAATTGACAAATCTAGGACTTTGAACCAAGTTCCATTTGTAAGGACTAAAAAGGTATTTTTGAGGTCTTTTCGCTTTCCATAGGTTCCAGCGGCATTATCTACTTCATAAAGTCGTCTTTTTTGAACATACACCCAGTCGTATTGGGCTTTCGCATATTGTAACTCTATTTTGATATTTGTGCCTCTTATGGAGAAATCCGGGAGGCCTTTTTCTTTTGAGTCATATTGTTCAATCCCGGTCCAATCCGCATTGTGCCATTCAAGTTCTGGATAGACTTCTGCGATTTGTTTTTCTATCTGCCAAGAATCTAAGTGAGAATTTTTGTCATAGTTCTTCAATTTTCATCACGCTCCTTTTTCAATTTCCAAGGAATTGATTTTCCCCGGTATTCATTTATTGGTTTTGTATTTCCTAAATCATAATAAGTTGATTTTGATGTGTGATATTCTATCCAAGCCTTGCTATGCATCTCACAAATTGGTTCGTATACATAGTTGCCAACTTCTTGTTTAGTTTCACAATAATAGCAATTCATTTATCATTCTCCAATTTCCAGTGGTTTGGGTAGTTCCCATTTTATTTCCGTCCTCACACTCCCTAAATTCAGCTTCTATTTCAGATTTTGTCATATTTCTAGTTAAAGCCGTTCCAAGTGCATAAATTTGTTCATTGATATCTAGTAACTATGTATTTTCCATTCTTTTCTTCCATATTTACCTTAAAGCTGGCCCGGTCCTTTTTTTGCATTATCATATAGCCGCTCCTCTATAACTTGATTTGCTATTCTAGAAACGAACTCTTGTCTTACTTTTATATTGGTATCAAACTTCAATTCATTTAATATTTTCATTATAGTTTTAGCATGGATTGTACTCATTGTTTGTAGGCAGTCATATATCCCAAGTCTATATCCAATCCATCCGCTTGCGGCCATTCCTATAATTAAAATCAAAGATATCATCTTGGCCCCTCACAGGTTTTTATTTTTCCAGTTTTAGCATCATACATGACAGTAATACTTCCGCCACCGCCATTTCTTGAATCTAAATATTGCACACCTTCAATGCATATTACATTACAATTAAAGCATCTATTGGGACCATATTGAACTTCTTCACTTTCGCAACCCGCCAAAGCCATTCCTAGCGCCAAAATTAGGTATCTCATTTCTTTCTCCTTTTGGACTTTTTGCTAATTGTCTCTCTATTTCTCATTTTTTCCATAAACACGTACCTCTCTAAGTTGCCCTCAAATATAACCCTATCAATGACATTTCGTGGGATGTTGTCTGTCCAACAAATTCAAGAGTTAAAAAAGAAGATAAAGAAATACTATTGCTAAATAAAAAGACCGCCTCTGTTTAAGGGACGGTCTTTTTATTTAAAACTATTTCACAGTAGATTCTGATACAAGCTTCTTGCCAATGCTCATAATTAGGATATATGTAATCTTTGTTGACTAGATATCCACCTTCTCCAGGAATCCAAGTTCCCAAGGGTTCATGCAGTTGTCCACCTTCAATCGGCTTAATACAACTACAGTGCTCAACTCCTGAGGCTGGGTTACAGATACCAAAATGCAGCTGCATAGTTACGCCCTGCCTGCTCTATTAATCCTTCTTGCTTTAACAGTTGCAATGATATCTTTGATTTTCCTATACACTCCACGAATGGCAAAAAATGCGATAACCAAAAGAAGCACCACACCAAGAAAGCAAAAGATGTTGAGCCACATATTGCAATATTCGCTCACTTGGTCTACCGTATGCTGGCTTGGTGCCAAATCTTTCAGTTCAATGTTTCCAACCGCATGACTAACTGCTTCTCCAACTTCTCGGACTTTCATGGTGACCTCCTAGCGATTTGTTAATCATCTTGTTTGTACTATAACTTATTTACCCACATTTGTCAACTATAATTTTGCCACAATCTTGTATACCCCTTCCAAACCTACCTATTTTGCCCTCTAGGAGCCGCTTTAAACCACTTTTTAGCTCTTAACGCATATCCTTGAGGAAATCAAAGGAATGGTCCTTTTCGGGCGCTTTTCGGTCTATTTCTTGTTTTGAGTGCATCCATTCGTATACCACTTCTATACCTAAATTTTTACGAAATATATCTAGTGGCAGATAGTAAATTGGCTCTTTTTCTTGAACTGTAAGCCCATCTACTATGCGGTCTACGTATTCAATTCTAAGAGGTGTTTTAGCAGCGGCTTTTAATTTGTCCATTGAACACAAAAGATAGGAATCGGTATTAATATCATAAGCGACAAACAAACAAGGCTTATCATACGTTTTCTCAAGACGTCTACCATGCAATTGAAAGTCTTTGTATTTGTAGGTAAAATAATCAGAGAAATTGTCACATCCCATTACTTCAATGTATCCTAAAACCTCTCTAGTCTGAACATCCAATATTGAGATATCTGGTTTTAAGTCTTCTTTCGTTGGAATAATGGCAATGGCTTTTGTACATTTGGTATTTACTAAATTTGCAACAAGATATTCAGCGGCCTTAAAACGATTATAGGTTTTACCTGAAAAACTTTTATGATTGGTTTTCTTGTAATCCAAAGAGCTCATCTGAACCTCCCACTATCTTGTAATATTCATTAAACACAGCTATGTTTTCGTCTCTGCGTGAAATTTCTGCTGGAGTCATTAAAAATGGCTTATTCCAAGTGATTGCGACAGGTTTGCTCCATTGAGTTGGAACTAGAACAAACTTTCCATCATTTCTACCCATAACCAACCACTCACTATCATCTCTAATGTCTTTCCAAACTCTATTCTGATTCATTTAGTCTCTCCTTTGTGAAGTCATTGCCCATGGCGTAGAGTTTTTAAGAAATATAAACCCAGAATTATTAACAAATCTTAACTCAAAATAGTTATTGGCGGCAATCTCCATAACATGGTCATTTAAAAAGCTAGTAACAACAACTCTTTTGGAATTCTCAAATAAACCTTGAATATCTTCCGTCTTATAGAGCTGTTGCAATTCTTCATCTGAAATTTTCATTTAATTCTCCTTTGGAGTATATGTTTTTCCATCAATACGCATTGATTTAATTCTATTTACGTTAAAAAACACAAATTCAGGTTCATCAATAGTTCCCAACGATAGCATAAATCTGCCTCTCTTGGATTTACATAGTATGCCGCTATGCGCTTCTGTCTCTCCATCTGAATGGTCAACTTCTAAAGTAAGAAAGTGACCTCTTAAACCTTCAAGACCTTGTTCAAACTTTTCTGTAAATTTGAAGTAAGCCATCTTATTCTCCTACTGCATTTTTGCGTTTAAAGGGGTGTGTTTTGCGATATTCTTCTAGGGCCTTTTTACGAGCCTTAGCATGTAAGTCACTGTATTGTTTAACTTTATCTAAATTTCTTGAATTCCAATCTTTGACTCTTTCAAGACATTCTTTTTTGTTCTGTTTATAGTATTTCTTAACTCTCTTCTTAATCTTGTCACGATTCTCAAGATAATATGCTTTAAAGTATTCTTTGCGCTCTTCTGCATCCATGGTGATTTTCTTTTTCATTTGTATCGCTCCTCCCATAGTTTTTTCATATATTCTATGGCTTTTTGAATTTCTTCATCTGTTAAATCATCAGCGTACTGCAACAATAGATTCAGTCTTTTTGGAACTTCTCTCAACATCTCCACTCCTTTCCATCATGTGGTTATCAATGAGTTGGGCTAATGTTTGTAAATCGCTCATTTCTAATTTTTCAATACTTTTTGCTATCGTGATTAATTGGCTATTCATTGGTGATTTCCTTAAGCGTATATCCTTCTTGTTTATTTTGATTGAAGCTCGGTTTTTTCCCACTTCTAAATATGGCCTTAAATTTTCTCTTAGCTTCAGATTCATTAAGGGCATTTATTTCTATGACTTTTGTTATATATGGAGCGCTTGTTTGGTATTTAGAAATTACATATGTTTTCATTTTGTTTCTCCTTTTAGTTAGGTGGATTTCTCTCTTGCTTCTATTGTATATGTTTTTTATAAAACTTCAACTATAATCGTACAAAAACTAAAAACGTATTTTTACCAATAAAAAGCGTTGCAAATAATGGATATTAATGAGCATAATATGTCTAAAAAGATTATGTAAAATTAGTCTCTATTTTTGTACCACTCTACATGCATTTTGATTTTGACTTTCATTGTCAAAAAGCCGCCCACTCTGAGTTTAAGAGCTAAAACCAAGGTAAGCAGGAAGAAAGAAAGAACCTGTTCTAAAAGAAAAACAGCTCACGGGTTTATCGTGAGCTGCGGCGTAGCCGTTTGAAGTTATTGTAATGCGGGCACAGCTATTCATTGGTGTCTTGTTGAGCTCTTCAAGGCGTCTGAACCTTCAGGCTTTGCCTTCAGGGCTTCGCACTCTCTTTTCTAAGAGACCTCAGCTTTTCAAGGCAGTCTGTTGCTTCCCCCTACCCCCTTCAAATTTTAGAAGAATATGGTCTTTTTTTTCAATTGTCAAATTAAACCATTGAAAATAAAGCATTTTTAAAACAGCATCAGAGATTTTCGTTACAAAATATTTTAAAAACCAAAAAATAATACGAAAAACCATTGGCATTAAATTGTAAAAAGTTTTGACTCGTATTATGGAACTATTTTCTCATTTATATAAAAGTGATTATCCTTATTCAAAATAACTATATGACTTGTCCTAAATTTAGTTTTAATACAATGTGAATACATCCCAATGAAAGGCGGCTTTATGACGGTTGATGAAATGGTTGTTGAATATCAGAAAAACCCCTCTGATGACCTATTCATGAAAATATGGGAGTCTCAAAGAGGCCGCATTAGAAAGAACATGAGCCAACATGCGAAATACAAGCATGAAGAAGAAGATTTTATGCAAGAAGTCTCTATTGAATTTATGACCGCTTTGAAGCGCTTTGACCCTAAAAAAGCATCCTTTGGCACCCTACTACATCTCTACATTCAGCGTGCAAAACGAGGCTATACCAGAACTGCCAATATAATCAATGGCAAATGGCGAAAAGGTTCAGAAGCCCCAAAACAACCTATATCAATTTATAGAGTTAATTCAAAAGGCCAAGAAGTTGATTTTACAGAAGTCATTTCACATGCGAACCACAATTGGGATGCTGAACTTGAATTGATGGATGTAATGGAAACTATGAAAAAGCTGCCACAAAAAGACCAAGAATTGATAAAACAGGGAATAGGACAAACCAGAAAAGACGATACAAAATATAACGAATCCAGAGCCAAATTAAAGCGCCTTTTAGGAATGTAAAAATAATGCGTTTTTCTTATATTGTTTTACTAATATAACATGAGAACACTAGACCCTATTTCTTCAAAGGTAGTGCTTTATCAATCGCTGCCTACGGGTCAAGCGAAAGAAGACTTATTTAATGAAATCTACAAAGCTGTCTATGGTTTGATGGTTTGGCATCTTCCAGCTTATGCAAAAGCTTCTCAACAAGACCAAGACCTTTTGCAAGAAATGTCAATTCAGTTGTTAACCGCTTTGGATAGATTCAATGTAGAAAAGGGCGTGAAGTTCTCTACTTACTTTTGCTTCTATATAAAATTGGCTATCAATAAGTTTTATGCCAATGGACGAAGAGTGATTCAGATACCATATGAGTCCTATGTTAACCATATAGATTGGAGACCTAAGGTAATGTGGGCTGATAAACAATTGACCAATGGAAAAAAAAGCGACACAGCCCTCAGCGACCAAACATACTGGGATATTTTAAAAATAGATACAAATTACGAAAAAGAATTCAAAAATCTAGAACTGCGAATGGATTTTGAAAAGATTAAATTTAGACTAAAGCCCCAAGAACTTCAAGTAGTCCTTTGGAGAATGGAGGGCTTAACATTGGAAGAAATTGGGCAAAAACTAGATGTTACTCAAGAATATATCCGCTTAATAGAAATTGATGCTTTTGATATGCTAAAGCATGGAAAACGTATCAATAAACTAAAAGAATATGAGAGAAAGAAAACTCTCAGATTAAAAAAGAGGAGAAAGAAAAATGCTAGACGGAATCAATCAAAATTGCCGCACATTGAATAATTATAAAAAGCGCACTCTGGATTGGATTGACGCTTACTTTTTGCAAACAGGAGAGGTCCCCAAACATGCAATCAGAACTCCAAAACCTATTGCTACAAAAGAAAGACCTAGAAGCAATTTCAGAAAAGCTTAGAAAAGATGCGGCTTATTTTGAACTTGAATTGATAAAGACCAAAGCAAAACTTGATAAGAAAATAGAAGAATTGAAAGAATTAACAAAAAGGCTGGAAGGAAATGATATTCCATGAGCATTTAATCTATTATAAGAAACTTCCCAGACAGATTTGGGAAAACTATTATATGAAGTTCAATAAGAAGTATCCAGATAGTTTTGGCTGTGCCTACAATAAAAAGGGGAATGAGGAATGGTATATAGAGCAAAAACTCTGGGACCAATTACAAAAAAGGACAGAATGAGATTTGAATCCAAAATTGATAAACTATCTAGTTCACAGAGATGTTGGCATTGGACTGGAGGTTTAAATATAAATGGATATGGAAAGATTTGGATAAAGGGAGCAACATATCAAGCTCATAGAGTATCATATGAATTGTATAAAGGATTCATTGATAAAGACTTATTGGTCTGTCACTCATGCGATAATCCAATATGTATTAATCCTGAACATTTATGGCTTGGAACGTGTAAAGAAAATATTAGAGATAGTTTTAATAAGAAAAGAAAAATTATGCCCAAAGGTGAAAATTGTTCTTGGAGTAAGCTAACAAAAGAACAAGTTAATGAGATTAAATCTAAGTATGTTCCATACAAATATCATTCTAGTATGTTGGCAAAAGAATATAAAGTTAGTGGAGGGGCTATATTAAAAATTATAAATAATGAAAATTGGAGACAAAATGGCATTCAAATTGATAAATCCACAAAATGAGCCAGATGAATTGATAAGAACAGTTACAATAGGGATTAAGACTAAAGGCAATAATATAGAATATATCATCCAAGAAAGCGATAAAGAATTCATTGTCAGTTTCCTAAACGGGCTGGCAAATCAACTAAAGGAGAAATAAAATGATTAAATTTAGCCCAATTGGACCTGTAACCGTAGATGCAGATATGTCAATAAGAGAATTTATTAAAATGCTTGAAGAAAATAGATATAAATCTTTTGATATATTGAAAGAATATGAACTTTCATTGCCAAAAAATACAGATATTCGCTGGGAATTGCCAACAAAGGATAAATCATGAAGAAATGGGTATTTGATAAATTAATTGAGCCCCTATTCAGAACTGAAATCGCTTTGAGAGAAGTTCAGCTGATAGAAAGAATGCTCTTAAGATATGGAATGCCCGCTGCGAATAATCTCTGGGACTATAAAGCAATTGAGTCTAAAAAGATTTATCCCTATTATAATAAACCAAATTTAAATGGAACAAATTTATCAAATTATGAAAGAGACCGCAAAAAGTATGAAAAAGAAAACTCCTGAACAAGAACTTGAAGACCTATTGAATCTAAAATTTGAAGATTACCTAGCTTTAATAGGCGGCATTTTGAAAAGACATAAAGCTAAAAGAAAATCTAATGATAATGAAGCAACAAGTAATCCTAAGCCCTGAACCCAATGTGGCAGGCAGATTATAAGGAGAACACGATGTCAAGAAGAAAGTTTGTAATTATTAATGAAAATGTACAGAATGAGATTATGGAAAGACGCAAGGAAAAGTGGGGACCGGAACAGATTGTAGTCTTTATAAAGGGACCAGAAACTGGAACTTATGATGTTTTGGAAATGGTGCATTTGACAATTGGAATTAAAATCACCAATGAAAAGAATCAATGGGGCGAAATAGTAATGTTTCATCATGATGAAGTCACTGAAGAGAATGTAGCTAAAGCAATTAATTATCTTGCTAATTATCAAACTTCAGTAGCATTGGTCCCCGGAGTTCCAGTAGCAGCAAGAAAACTTAATGAAATTGAGATTAAATCTGCCCAAAAGAATTGAACAGATTTAAAATATAGTAAATCCGGATAAAGCAAACTATGCTAAATAATGCAGTATTAATCCAAACTCCTACAAATTATCTTAAACTATGGGCATTTGATAATGGTCTTGGAACTTTGGAATTGTATAAACGAAATCCGCTGCTTTATCCAGATTTACCAATAGTTGTAGTTAAAAACAATAAAGCAACCTTTTGGTATACTTCCAATAAACCAAATGTAGTTAACTATAAACTAAAGTTGTTAAATGATGCCATAACAGAAAGCGGCTTAACACAATTTAAAAAAGGTTTGATAATTACTCAATTTAAAGCAAGTCAGAGTGAATAACATGAATGATAAATATGAGAAGATAATCAGATTTGAAAATGGCGCAATTAGAATCCAGCTGCTAGACACTACAATTATTGATTTTAGAAATGAATCAGACTATGAACAATGGAAAGAATGGCAATCTGTGAACTATAGTAAAATAAAGGAGAATTAACAAATGAGCGATTCAATTGATATTTACAAAGTTAAAGACAGTCAAAGTGAATAGAGGAAGCTTTACCAAGAGTAAATTCATGCTTTACCATTAGTAAACAAATTGTTAAAAAGGACTTACAAAAATGTCAGATGAAAATGCAAATCTTAGAGGAAATCATGAAGCTCAAATATCCCTTCCAAATTTACAAAATACTTTACGCATAAATAAAGATTGTGCAAGACCATTTTATGCAGCTTTTGTAGATGAGTTAGGGGGCAATAAATTATTAAATAAAGAGATTAGAAAGAAAATTGTAGCTAGATGGGCAAAAATCACACCTTTGATATCTGAAAATAATCTTAGGCAGCATTTATGGAATGTTGAGCAGAAATTTTACAAAGCAACTCCGCCATGGGAAGTGCCTGCGCTAATTAATAAAATTACAACAACATCAATGGTTTTGCAAGAAGACATCCTTGAAGCAGATGGTCAGGCCGCAAGAGATTTAATTAAAAAGAGTGAAGCTATAAACAATCTAAATAAGACAATTGCGCAAGTTAACAAACTCACTGACCAAGCTGCGGCCCCAACATTTATCATACAAACAAATGTCTCTGAAGACAGTTTGATGCAAGAAATGAATGCGGTAGATGTAGAAGTAATAGAAGAGGAGGGAAATGAATAAATGCAAACTAATCCATTATTTACTAATAATCCACCAATTAAGATTCTCCAAACTCAGCAACAAGGAGAAGATTGGATTTTAGCATATGTTAATGGTGGTTTACATGGTTTGGGCAAATTACCAGACTGGCTAATAGAAGCGGTTGAAAAACACCAAAAAGATAATTAACAAATAAACTTGCCCCTTAAGCCTTTCTAAAAAGAAGAAAAGAGAGGTTTGGCATTAGAAAAGATTCTTTGATGCAGTTTAACATAGAAAGCCGCTGTTGTCAAGCATAATTATTAAACGCAATTGTCTAATAAAATAAAGGTTGACAAATGGGGCGAAATATGAGAAGATAAAACCGGAACATGTAGACTAAATTATCGCCAATAGAAGTCTGGCAGAGCAATTAACTAACTATAAAAGGAGAAATAAGCATATGGCAAATGTGATACCAGTCAATAAGCAGATTATCTTAAAGATGGAAAGTTTGGCAGATAAGACCACAGTTGGGGGCATTATTATTCCAGCTAGTGTTCAGGAGAAGCCAAATAAGGGAACTGTCTATAAGAGTGACCATGAAGAATACAAAGAGGGTGAAATCGTTCTCTATAGAAAGTACAGCGGCTTTGAATTTGATATAGAAGATGACAAATACCTAGTTATTGAAGCTGGCGATGTGCTTGTCAAAGTTATTGAATAAAAGGAGATGTGATATGCGATTTGATAAGCAAAAGAGATATATAAAACATTTGTTGTTTAGCTTGCATGCGTGGCTGGCAAAAAGGAAGTTTCTTATTTATCTTGCGAATAAGATAATTTACAAATTGGAAAGATTTAAGAATCCTAATATGGATATGTCTAATAAGATGGCGGAATTTTTGAAATCAAAAGATAGACCAAACGCATATGAATTGAAAACTATTGATGGAGAAGATTGGAGCAGGCATTGGTTAGAAGTTCAGCCAATGTTGCCGTCATTTGAAAAAGAAATTAATACATGGTTGGCAGATAGAAAAAGACCAAAGCGAAAACAATTTGATTTAGACAAAATACCATTGCCGGAAAACATAAAGTTAAATCAAGAAGAAATAAACAAATGGGAAGAGGCTTATCCCAATCTAAAAAGAATTAACTAAAAGGAGAATTAAACAAATGAGCGTAAAAATCACAATGAAGTCCGGGGAAACATTCGTAACAGAGGAGCGCTTTGAAACTATTCAGAGAGCTATGACTAATAAGCAATTGCTAGAAATCATCGTTGGCGGTAATAGGCGTTTCATTAATCCTGAATCTATTGAGAGCCTTGAAACTCCCAAGCAGGAAACAAATGGGCTATATAAACAGAATGCTAGCATGTCAAATTTCCCATTCCAGCTAACCCCAGAGGAATTGGCAGAAAGACAAGCAGAATTGCAGCCTATGAAGAGATTCTTTGATGTTAAGGCAGATGCGATGAGAAAGATGAAGGAAAAGGAAGATGAAGTTATCAATCAGGCTTACAAGTCTAAGTTTGGCGGCTATTTCCCAAATGAGGAATCTATTAATGCCAAGACAGAAGAGCCCGCAATAGAGAATCCCGTAAAGGCCGCTGTATTAGAGCCAGTTGTTGAATCTGTAATTGAGAAACCCGCTGTAGAAGAAGTTAAGCCCGTTGAAGAGCCTGCTAAAAAGAAGGCTGGCAGACCCAAAAAGACAGCTTAATATGAACCGGGCGCAAAGAAGATATCAGCAGAAACATATTAAAAAGTATCAGAGACAAGAACTCAATAGATTTGATAACTTGTCTGAAGAAGAACAGATTGCTTTTATTAAATCTGTAAAGCCGGATTTCAAAATAGAAGATATCAATAGGAGAATTGCTAATGACCAAAATCCAAAAAATGGCTTTGAATGATTATTTGTCAGATGAGACAGAGCTAAATCTCAAATTGTTCATCATGTCAGTTAATTCATTGTTCTCTTTGACCGCTAAGAAGAGACCTGAATTGGTTGCATTGATTAACAAATACAAAGCAGATAATAGCAAGCTGCGTCTTCAGGCAATTGAATCCTATTTAGGCGCAACTGCTGTTCAGAAAAAGAAGATTGAAAAGATTAAGAAGGAAATAGACATTCCTGTAGTAAATAGAAATAGTCCGGAGAAAGAGATACTGCTAACAAAGCTTGAAGAATTGCGCCAAGAGTTTTTGCAGAATCTTAGTGCAAATTCGCCATCAACCATTAATAGACAAATAGAAATCAAAAAAGAGATGCATGACATTGAATTGGAGCTGGAAATGGCGACCAATATGAGCAACAAACAAATGATGTATATGGGCTCAGATGGAGACAAAGAGAACAAACTTGCCATATTTACAAGCATCTTTGGAGATTATAATCAGCCCGGAACAGCTGCTTGGAGTTTAGTTAATAAAGGCGGCATGACACAGTTCTCTATTACTGATAGCGCTTTTGCTGGAATGTGGTTCAACACTGAAATGAATAAACCATCTTTGGATAAGTTCGTCTTTGAAGTCACTGGTAAAAAGATGATTCCATATCAGATAGTTGAAAACAAAACAACCAGCCCATCTCAATGGATATTCAGCTTGCAGGCAGTTTCCATTAATAGATACATCAAAGATAGCGATGGAAAACAATTTGAAATGGGGCTGCTAGATAAGATGACGATAGCAGAGAAGATTTAATGCCAGATATTAAAAAGATAGATTTCAATGATAAACAGCTAGAAGCCATCAATTCCATGAAGAAGGGTTGCAATTCATTCTTCTTTGAGGGAGGAGTTCGTTCTGGCAAGAGCGTTTTGGCAGCATGGATGATTGATTATATTTGTTCCCATACGCCCGGAATGGAAGCCTATATCTATAGAGATACCTTTGAATCCATCCGCAAAGATACTCATAGAATCATGGAAGACAAACCCGGCTTCTTAAATGGTAAGGGCGTCTGGAAATTTGGCCATAAAGAGTTTCATTATAACAATGGTTCAAGAATATTTTTCCAATATACCAAAGGTGGCAAACATACTTTGGGACAGACCGCTGGATTGATATATTTTGAACAGGTTGAGAGCATTTCTGAGACTGATTATGATATGATTAGCTCTCGTTTATCTCAATGGGGTCCTGCTGCCAAAGATGAATACATGAAGAGATTTGGAAATTTTGTTCGTGCCGGAAAGATGCTTAAGCCAAAGAACTATTTCTTCATGAGCGCTAACCCTAAGGCTAATTGGGTCAAGGGTCGTTATATTGACACTTATGGATTGGCTGATAGGAATAAGATAATCAAGAATGACGATGGAACAAGTTCTACAATCTTGGAAGTTCAAGACAAGCTCAAGAATGAAGGCATCACAAGATTCCATTTTTCAACTTATGATAATATTCATAATTTGGGTGATGAATATCTAAAGAAGGTAGAGACTTCCTCAGATGCCTATAAAAAACAGTTTTATGATGGAAGCTGGGAATTCAATACTGGATTGATTTATCCGGAATTCAATAACTCTGATTATGAAGATGGTGGTAATGTCGTTAACTTTGAATGGGAAGTTGCCAATAACTTCAATCCAAAGAATCTTAGAACAATCGTAGCAGTTGACCCCGGATATGTTAAATCAAAGTTTGCGGCTGTCTTTTGCGCCATTCTACCAGACAACACTTATTATTTCTTTGATGAGCTTGTTGCAAATGGTAAGAATGCAGAGGAATGGGATAAAATTGGACCTACAGAGTTTGCAAAAAGGCTAAAACAGAAGTATCAAGAAAGAGGATTTACGCCTTCCTCTGGAATCATTGACTCAGCGGCTCATAATGAGAATTCTGGCATGGGTTCTGTTTCTGGGCAGTTCTTAAAAGCCGGAATTTCGCTAAAAAGTGCTAAAAAGACCAAAGAGTATGGCACCATCATGGCAATTAAGGATTTATTGAAAGGCCGTAAGATATTGGTCAATGCTAGATGTCAGGAATTGATTAAAGAGTTTGGACTTTGGGCATGGGATGAGCGAAAGGTGACCAATGGAGACCAAAAACCATTGGATGAAGACAACGATATGTTGGATTGTTGCAGATATATTGTCAATGAAGTTCCCCATCCCTTGTCAAGAGTTCAATCCTACTCAGAAATCATTAAAAATCACTTTGATGGAGAGAATTTATACAAAGGTTGGGTAAAAACTTGGTATGGAAAGAAAGAAAAGAAGCCAAATCTCTTGAATATCAATAATAAAGATAAAAAGAGCTGGGGTATCTAGTTTATTCAACGTAAAATTGTATAAAATCATATTAATTATGGCATACATACAAATTAAAGTTGAGCAAAGCGCACCTGTCTTGGGTTCAAAGCCTGAGTCTATTTGTTTAATCAGTGAAAGATATAATAATCCAGTCGTTGCGCTTCATAATGTTGATGATAGGTCTCTTATGCCAAGTCAACAATTAGCCAGAGATGCAGTTAGTTTATATGAATATAACACATATTTAGAAAATGCCTATTTGAAGGCCAATCAGAGAGCTTCAAAATAAGGGGACAAAATGGATAACCAGGAAACGCCAGTAGATTTCAATGAATTGATTACGAGTCTCAGCAATGCGGATATTGAAGTCAATCCGGATGAAAATGGATTTTTGCAATTCACTGAAGACTATCCTGAATCAAAAGTCTTAGAGACTACGAGAAAGTTTGAATCTCAGTGGAATCGTCATGCTTCTTTATATGAAAAGAAGCTCAATGACTGCTATAACTCCTATCGCAAACAGAATATCATGACTGAGGGAACTTCTGTTAAGGTGCCTGAGATATTTGCATTAATTGAAACAGAGCTTCCTCACCTTATCAACGCCATCTTTGGTCAGTCTCAAGTTGTTGATTGCAGAGCCAAGTTTAATGACCCCGGTGAGATTAGAACTTATAAGATGAAGAATTATATTAACAATCTTCTCAAAGATGTGTGCAATGGAGAATCCAAGACTAAAAACATCATCAAGAATGAATTGATTTATGGAACTTCAGTTGTAAAAGTTTGGTGGGATAATGAGGTTAATGAAGACATTGACCCATTTAGTGGTGAAACAGTAGAGATTAACTCCTCACATCCAAACTTTGATTTGGTTGACCCCTATACATTCGCTTATGACACTCGCAATGAGTCACATAATGTTCAGGAATGCCAGTGGCTGCGTGAGAGAATTTTCATCGCCAAAGAAAAGATGCAGGTCTTGAGAGATAGCGACCTTTGCGGATATTTCAGTGATGAAGACATGATATCAACGCAGAATAGGGGCAGAATGAAGCGTCAGAAAGATTCTGGCGACAGCCCTGATAGCGATGACATGACTTATTATGATGAATATTCAGCAACTCTATATGTAAAGAATGAAGAAGATAAGATGGTTGCTAAGGAATACATCATCTGGATTTTGGCTGGCAATAAAGTCATTAAATTCCATCCAGCAAAATTGAATAGAAAAATGTATGCAATGTGCAGAGCCTATGATGCTCCCAATGAGCTCATGGGTATGGGAGAGCCGGATGTTGTGGGCGCTCTGGCTGCGCATGCCTCTTATGTTCACTTCCAGTTTGGTAAAACGCTTAAAAGAATTGGTCAGGCTGCGGTTGTATTGACCCCAGATGCCAACATGTCTCCAGAAGAACTGCGCTCCGTTGAGGATGGTGTTTATTATGTAGATGACCCCAAAGGTCTGACATTCCAGCCTACAATG